TGTTAGTCCCAATGATAAGTCATTTGATGTAAGGAATGAATTAATATGCTCCTATGTTTATCTAGATAGTATTGAAAGAAGTAAAATACTATTAAATACACAAGATATGGATTATGTAATAAGTACGCCAAAAAGAAATCACGATCAGTTTAATGCAAATGAAACAACAAAAACAATTACTATAACAAATGCATCGCATCATATTAAAGAATTAATATGGATTGTTAGGAGAAATGATGCAATAGATAATTTTAATAATTATACAAACTATACTGCAACACACGAATATACTGAAAATATGGGAATATTAGATAATATAGAAATAAAATGGAATAATACGATATCTCGCACAGACAATGATGCTGAGTTTTATAATCATATTGTGCCTTATAAATATCATACGAATGTTCCGCGTACAGGTTTATACTGCTATTCATTTTCTTTATTTCCTGAAAAACAAGTTAGTGCAGGTTCTTACGACAATAGTCGTGTTACAACATCACTAACTATAAAAACGAAAGAAAATCTGAAAAACAATAGTAGCGTAAATTATATTCATAATATAATATCCAGTTTAGGAAAATTTTACAATCCTTTAGTGTATGAAATAGTTGTATATGCCGTGGATGTAAATGTATTACATATAACAAACGGAACTGCTGCTTTTAGATATACTTAATTTATTTTTTATATTCTTTATTAATAATAAAAGAATTATGGATTTATTTACTATTGTAATAATAATCGTTTTTGTATTTATAATTAAATATTTAATAGACACTATAAATTCCCTAAATGGAGAAATCAGAGAGATAAAGGAAAAATGCATAGGTAATAATAAAACTACATCATTTAAAGAAAATACAAATTTACCTAAAATTAATATGGATGATATCATAAAAGGTCTAACATATTTTAAAAATTATGTTGGCGAACAGAAATAATAAATTGTAAAATTATATAAACATATATAAATAATATAAGCGTTTATAATGAAATATGCCAAGGAAAAATAAAAAGAATGAAGTAAAATCTACAATAGATAAAAAGAAAGGATTAATGAATACAATGGTTAAAGATGTTGTTTTGGTAGAAAATGAAGATATTATATTACAATTACCTATATCAACAAATGATATAAACAAAATAAATGTTAACGACGAATTATTGGAGGCACCTAAACCATATGAACCAGATTGTTATTATATTAATGAGACAAATGTTTATAATAATATTCAAGATAATTTAATAAATGTTCGTAATGAAAATAATGTATATTATAATAATACAAATGATAACAAAGATAATTCAGAATATATAAATGGAGATAATATAAATTATAAAGAAAAAAACGATAATGAAAATATTATTAAATCTACAAATAATTGTTATTGGTGTTGTCACCCAATAAATGAAAGAATATATGGTATGCCTTACAAATATAATATATCTTCAAATACCTATATATTATTTGGAAACTTTTGCTCACTAGAATGCGCAAATGCCTATAATTTTTCTTCACATTGTGGTAGCGATAAAGTATGGGAAATAAATAGTTTAATACAAATGTTAAGCAAACATTTTGGACATATAAAACCTGTACGACCTGCTCCATCAAGATTTTTACTAAAAATTTTTAATGGTCCTTTAACAATTGAAGAGTTTCGTAAAGGACATCTTTCAAATGATAAAACACATCTTCTCAATCTTCCTCCAATGATTTCAACAACATATAATTATGAAATTGTAAATACGTCATATCTAAAAAATATCACAGATAATATGAATAATAAAAATGAAGTCAAAAAAATTAAAAAATGATATAAAGCTTTTATAATTATTATTATTGTGATTAAATGAGCGAATTTAAAGAAGATATTTACTTTTCACCCTATCGCGTATCCACTATAACGTGTAATGCAAATATAGGCGAGGATATTAATTTAAATCTTAAAATATTATTTGATAATATATTAATTGTAAATAAAGAAAGCAATGATGAGGGTGTAGTATGGGTCCAATATATGAAGGAGGGAGAAGAATTAAATAGAGGAGAGTATCCCAAAAAAAGAAGGAAGAGCAAAAAAAATAAAATGAAAAAAAATCGTTTTGATAATCAGGTAACAATTATTTGCAAGAATAATGGTTATATGCCTAACATTAAAATATTTAAAAATGGAAATATACAATTGACTGGTATTAAAAATATTAATGATACGGAGGTAATTGTTAATCATATTATTTATAATATTGAAAATATCTATAATAATATTACTAAAGATATTATCAATAGTCGTGATGAAAATTATGAATTAAATTTGAAATTTCAAAATTTTAAAATAAGAATGATTAATACTGATTTTAAACTATATTGCGATAGTGAGTATAAAATCGGTTTTGGATTAAAAAGAAAAGAAATTCATAAACTATTTATCAGTAATCTGTATAATAATAAATGTTCATTTCAACCTGGTATATATCAAGGAGTTAAATTAGAATATTTCTGGAATAAATGTAACATTAATAAAAATGGTATTTGTTCGTGCCCTAAACAATGTTATGGTAAGGGAAAAGGTGAAAAAATAAATGAATGTAAAAAAGTAACAGGCGCTTTATTTGAGAGTGGAAGCATATTAATTACTGGAGGAGTCTCATTTGAACAGGTAAATGAAACATATGATTATATTTGTAAATTCCTAAAAAAACATAAAGATGTAATCAAAAAAACTCAACCTTCTGCAATTATGATGAATGGAGAGTTAGATGATATCGCATCAAAAAATATTGAATCTACATATGTTGAAACTGATGAACGCGCTGAGATTGATTAGGAATTTCTGGTATATTCGGTGTATTAGGAAAATAAGGTAAACTAGGTAAAGTAAACATGTTGTTTGTATCATATAATGGAGGTGTCATCTTAGACATTGCAGGTACATCTTGTACAACAGGTATTACAGATACATCTTGAACATTGTGAAAAGTTTGCTTAGAATCAAAGCAGCTAAAATTATAGTTATTTTCTGTATTTTCTGTATATTTTTTATATTTGCTGCTATTTACAGTATTATTACCAGGTCTATTACCAGAAGGTATGTGATGACTAGCATAAAATTGTGAAGCATATGCTACGGCATCAGGTTCCACAGGTGCCATTTTATAACTATTTCCCCAAGGTTTTTTATCAAATAAGACATCACCTGTATATAACCCAGCATTTTTTTGCTGTGGTGGAGTATATATAATGTCATTATCTATTACGGCATATTCTAATCCTTTCATTATTCTATTATATTAAATAGATATTATTATATAAAGATAAATTTTAATTATTAAATTAAAATGAGTAATACTAATAATGGTTCAAAAAAAAGAAAAGTCGCAGATTTTATAAAAGATGGAATGGAGACAGATGATATTAAGAATTTAGTTCAAGAAATGATGTTATATATGACAGAGAAAAAAAATTCCTTTTCTTCTCATATAGAATTATTGAATAATATGAAATCTTCTATTGAAGGCATATTGTTTTTTGAAGAGAGATATCCGATGTTATATGCTATGGTTACGAAAGAAGAAGGGTTTGATTACGCTAGTTTAGAATATTTTTTAAATATGAGAAATAAAATTATTAAAAATGAATTATCGGTTGAAGAAGCATCTAAAGAGGTTGGACAGGTATGGTTTGATAAATATTATAAAAATCCTAAAAAAGAGTAATATTTTTTTCATTTTTTTATAAAATTTTTATAATATCTAAAATATATTTAGATGATTATTGAACTTTTTTTAATATCAATATTTATAGGCATTTCAATAGGAATTATAGGCAGTGGAGGTAGTATATTATTTATACCTGCGCTAATGTATTATAATTTAACTTTTCAACAAGCGGTTGCTATTTCTTTATTTCTGCATAGTATTCCAAATGCATTGCCCGGACTTTATTTATATTATGAAAAAGGGCATTTTGATTTTAAAGTTGCAGCAATTGTAACAGCAGGTTCAATAATAGGGATAACAATAGGTTCTTATTTTGTAATAGAAAATTTTATAGATATTAAAATATTATATAGATTTTATACTTTTATTTTAGCTTTAACCACAATATATATGTTATATTATTATTGTTGATGTAAAATATTTATTAAAAAATAAAAATTGATATAAACATTTAATTATATATAATTTTTAACAAAGTATATTATGAATAGCGACGCGCTAATTTCCAATGTCCCCCCTAAAAATCTCAAGGATTTAATTGTCAACACCTATAATTGCCACGACAATAATTCTACATATGCAAATACTCTTATCTCTTTATTGAAAAAATATCACTTCTGGCCCAATATCAAAGTCAAGAAATTTAAAAATAATGATGATTTAGTTCTTCTTCACAATAATTATAAAATGGGAGCAACTGCAGGAGAATACAAAGAACTTTATGAAGAATGTAGAAGTATTGTTCTAGATTTCACATTGTCTTGCAATAATAATGTCGTTGTAACATACGCAAACTCCGTTCCGCGCAGAATTAGTTATGAAGAGTATATGTCAACACTCTATAATGATACAGATAAATGCTATGAGGCATACGATGGTACAATTATCACAGTTTATAATTATAAAGACAAATGGTATTTTGGAACTTCTAGTTGTCCCGACGCAAATAGTTCAAAGTTTTCACATCCTACAAAATCACATGGTTTAATGTTTGACGAAGTTCTCTACAAATATTATAGTCGCTTTCCAGATATTCTTAATATGTTGCAAGGACTAACTCAAGAAGAAACTTCGCAAAAACTTCGCGAAATGTTTGTAAGCAATCTAAATACAGATGATGCTTATGAATTTGTTTTAATTCATAAAGAAAATAAACATATCGTTGATTATACTGATGTTCTAGGTGATGATTATAAAGAACTAGTGCATATTAATACTAAAAATAGGGCAACTCTTTACGAACATGATATTAATAGTTCATCTATTCAAGAACTATTTAATCTAGGGGTTAAGTACCCTTCGTACTTTAGTAATATTGTAGATGCTAATAATTATATTACCAATAATGTTACTTATGGATTAATTATTAAGAAGAATGCGGGAGGATTTTCTAAGTTATATAAAATCTCTTCTAATTATATTAATCATCGCGAAGAAACTGACCCCTGTCATCCTAATCTATGGATGAATATCCTAGAAGTTTATATGAAAAATAAGCAAAATTACACTATCAAGGATTACATCGCAACCTATAACCCAAATATTCAACTTCCCGTTGATAATAATGGTAAAGAAATTGACCCTACATATCTAGTTCATACTATCATTTCAACTATCAAAGATAGTTTGTACAATTATTATAAATCAACAACGACTTATAATCCAAACTATAAAAGATATAAAATGATTAAGGAACTTGACAAGCAATTTGCACCAATTATCCAATATCATCTGGCGCAATTGAGAAATCTTCAAACAAATATCTTTAGTAGAAAACTAATTACTTCTTCAAATATTTATTATTATTTGTGCCAATGCAATGATGTTAAAAATATCAAAACTCTTATCCAATTCTTCGCTTCTAATTCAATCAATGAAATGCAACCTAGAACTTCTATGTGTTTCGCTATTATGAATAGTTTAATTTCATAAAATCTAAAATATATTAATTATAATAGAAAGAATATAAAAATGTATAATACTTATTCTACCCAAGCGTGGGTATATATGATAATAAGTGTTATATTAACAATAGTTTGTATATCTCTAAATATATATGTTCAAGGTGCTGGATTATATTTATTATTATATATACTTTTTATATTTATAATATTTATAACTGCATATAATATAACGTGCTTATCAAGAGGCGATTGTAATACATGGGGGTGGATAATAAGTTTAATGTCTCTGATACCTATGATATTAGTAACAATAATGTTAATTATTTTAGCAATGTCTAAATCATAAATATTTTTTATTTTTAAAAATTGATATATAAGATAGAATATATTAATATATTAATAGAATGTTTCACAATTATAATTTTGACCCTTCAGACCCTTCAAATAATCACAGCTTTGAAATTCACAATATTGATTTGTCTATTGTAAATGGTATTAGAAGAATCATAATGACAGATATTCCTAATATTGGAGCAATCGGAGAAAAACTTGACAAAGAAGAACCTACTGTAAATGTAAAATTTAATTCGGGTGCTCTTCACGACGAATTTATTATTCACAGAATAGGTTTGATTCCTATTTGTATGACTTCCGATGAAATTGAAAACTATGAAGATAATTCACTGGTTCTAGAATTAAATGTTAATAATACTACTAATAAAAAAATTGATGTTAGATCTTCTGATTATAAGGCGTCATTAAATGGTGTTGAATTAAGTGAAAAAAAATTAAAGGATTTATTCCCTCCGAATAAAGTTTCCAAAGAAAATATATTGATTACTCGTCTTAGACCAGGAGAACATTTGCATTTGACTGCTGATATTGTTAAAAGAACAGGACGTGATAACGCATCGTTTAATCCAGTATCATTAGCAAACTTTTCATATATTCAAGACCCGGTTGAAGCAAAAAAATGTGATAATATTTTGGATAGAGAACGCGCATATTATAAGAATAATTATGGAGATCCTATTAAGTTTAAATTTGATATTGAATATATCAATGTTAATATGGGACCTAAATATCTAATTCCTAAATCATTAGATATTATTACTTCAAAATTAAATAATTTAATGCACGAATTAGTGAACATTGAGGTATCAGAATTAGTAAAGATTCAACAATTTCAAGATATTAAAGAAACCTATGAATTTATTATTGAAAATGAAGATGATACGTTGGGAAATATTATTCAATCCTATGTACATAATAAATATGTAAGAGAAAACAATAATATTGATAACATTTATTGTAAATTTATAGGATATATCTGCCCACATCCTTTAAAATCAATTATGATAATTCGCATTACTTTGGATAATGTTGAAGACCGCAATATGTTCATATCTTTTATGGAAAAAGTATGCAAAGAAATTATTGAAGATATTGTTTCAATTAAAACTAAATGGAATAAATTCGCTCTAAATAATAATATATCATAATTTATATTATTATATATTAAAAGAAGAGTAATATTATTCTATAATGTCTATTGAAATTGATAATTACACATATAATTACGAAGATGAAGATTTGGATGATATTGAGTATTTAGAAATAATGAGTTTAGACGATATTATAAAGGATAACCCTTCTTTTATTGCATTATCGGAAAATGATATACGAGACAATTTATCTAATATGTTTTTAAACAATAAAAAGGCAAGAAATGTTACTAAATTATTTTATGAGATTATCAATGATATTAATGAGAAAAGAGGAGTATTAAACAATTATGATAACTATATTTTTAACGCAGAAGTTGAAAAAGAAAAAAACGATGTTAATGATAAAAAAGAGCAGGATGATGCAAATTATTTTAATAAATTAGAAAATAGAGAAATTAATCAATATATTAAAGCAAAAGATAAGTATTTTTTTTGCATAAAATATAATAATGAATCTACGAATATTCGCATTACGAATGATAAAAAAATAAATATATCTTTAGAACCTTATCATAACAATGAGTTTCCTATATATTATCCAGTTTTTCCAACAGATGATGTAAATATTCCTATTATTTCAGCATATTATAAAATACCAAAATCAACTATAAACGATAATATATACGAGAAAATTACTGATTATTTAATTAATAGTAAAAATATAAATTTAAAGATCGCTGGAGATTATGATAATAGCAAGGATCTAGTTAAAGATGTAAGACCTAATATCCATCATATAATCAAATATATGAAAGAAGAAAGAAATGATTTTAATTTAGATTATAAAAACATAGATTCTATATTTAAAAAGTTTGGTAAATCGCTTGATTTAATAGACGAGAAGGATTGCGATATTTTATGTGATTATATGATATCTGTTACAGAATACGAGAAAGAACGAAAGAATATATCTAGACCTATTAATATTAAGAAATGTGATATATCTAATAAGAAACTAATATTTTTTGATAAATTAAAGTCTATTATTCACTTATTAGACTTAAAGGAAAGTGCAGTAAATTTTTTGGGAAAAACAAAAATTATATTAGAAGAACACCTTTCTACAATCGCTATAACAGACGAAATAGTAAATTTAAATAATTTAAATATAAATAAATTGATTTTGCATATCAATCAAACAGAAGAAGAAGAAGTTATGGAATTATTAACTAATATAAAAAAATCAATACATATGACAAATATTAAAGAAACTATTATTGAAATTGATAAAATATTGAAAACATTAGAGAAAAAACCTGAAATTATCAAAAATTATGAATTATTAAAAAATAAGTTTGAATATTCTAGAAATCACATATTTGACTATGATAAAGATGGTAAACAATATCTAATATCATATCGCGAAGTAAAAGAAATAAAGGAGGGAACAAATAATGATAATTACGAAGGTATTCCATTAGATAATATGGAAGAACATATAAATATAGAAGACCAAGATAATATCGCACACGAAGTATATGACATTAAATATGTTATAGATACTATTGATATAAATAAATATTTAACAAATATAAATTACAAAACAGAAGAGGGTTTTATAGATGGTATTAAAAATGTTCTTCCTGAATTAACAGAAATAAGTAAAATATGTAATCTAGAAATAGATTATGATATATTATGCAGCGAACTATTTAAATATAACAGAAGTATCCCTTCTAGAAAAAATGTATATATAAAAGAGTTTAAGGATAGAAATGTTGAATTGGATAAAACACTTTTAAATATATTAGAAAGAGTTCCTCCTAAAAATATTTTAAATATTAGCGAATTAGTTAATGAATTAGATAGAGATACTCTTGATATTATATTAACTGCTAATAAAGAATGGTTATCATCAATAAAACAATTGTTTATACATGCGATTTCATTCTGGATAATAAATGTTCAAGAAAAAATATTAGATGACACTTTTCCTCTGGATGAAAATTATTTAAATGATAATTATATAGTTAATTGGTATAAATATGGTTCTCCTTTTAATAATTTAAAAAAGAGTGAAGAAAAGGGGGTTCTCCCGTATATAATAAATATTACAAAGGAGTATTTAATAAATAAGAATGAATTATCAATTAATGCTGATAACTTATTAAAAGATACTATTAAATTTATTGAGGAAAAATACACTCCATATTTAGAAATTATGAAGAGTAAATATGAATTGTTAAAAAATAAAAAGAAAGAGATGCGAGGTTTAATAGAAAAGGAAAAATTTAAAAATTTGCGAGATAATAAAATATGCACAAAGAACATAAATTTATGTAAAGAACAACATGTTAAATCTCTATTATATATGCCTGACATAGATTATGTAAAAATACATAAATTTTTACACGGATGTTGTTTAAAAAAACTAGATGATACATTTAGTGACGATATTGATTTAAAGAATGCTAAAAGAAAAGATTTGATTGCTTGGAAAAAAGAGTTCGCTAAAAAAAGATTGACAAATAAGGCACGTGAATTAAGATTTATACCTGAAAAAGTTAATAAAGAAACTGCAATAATAGTAAAGGAACAAAATAGTATATTTAAAGAAGATATTACATATGATATAAAATATGCTAATATATTATCATTATGGTTAGATGAAATGAGAGAGAAAAATAATAATATACTTCCGGATAAAGTTATAGATGATATAGAGGTTAATCCGAAAAAAATAGATAACGCTGTTAAAAATAATCTAAATATATTAGCGAAAACATCTAAAAATTTAAAAAGCGATAATTTCATAAATAGTTTTTATAAAGATAAAATAAAATACAAGAGTATAATCCTTACTATCATAAAAATATTAAATAATTATTCTAAGAAAAAAGATAATATAGAGTTGACATTATTAATTGATAGTTCAATAAAAGATTTGCGAAATATTATAATTGATTTAAATAAACTAAATAGTATATTGATAGAAGATAATGAAATAGAAACTGAGAGAATTAATAAATATATTGTAAGTAGAGCATTATGTTGTCCATTTAATCCCGAAGAATTAGTTAATGGATGCCTATCTTCTACTATTATAAATAATAGTACGATACAAGAATTGGCAAAAAATATATACGCTGATATATTAAAAATAATTGAACTTACATTTCCAACTGCTGAGGAAAATATTAATTTTTTAAATGAACAGCGTGAAAAAAATAAACAGAATAAAATAAATATTTTAAATGATAAAACTGTAGAGGAAAATTTATTAATAAAAGAATTGAAAAAAGCAGGCATAAAACATAAAATAATGAATGAAAAAAAAGAAGAGGTTTTTGAAATTGAAGAAGAAAATCCTAAAGAGGATGTAAGACCTGATAGTAAATTGTTTGACGATATATATGATGATAATGCTGACGTTATTGATAAATATGATGATGAACATAAACTAGGGACTTACGATGATGATAGTGATGATGAGTTAATGTTGATGGGAGATATGGGTTTTATATATAATTAGACATTTTCACCAGAACCATAGACCTTTTCAGTCTCTTCTGATTTTAATTCTTTAGGAGGAGCGGTAGATATATTTACAAGTGTCGCTCCGGGACTATCTTTTTTCCCTCCACTAAGTCTTTTATTAACACTGGCATTTCCTATAATACCATTTAATTGAATTGGTATATATCTATCAGCATCTGTAAAGCATTTTGCAACTTCAATTTTAAATTTTAAAGGAATTTCTTCAAAAGAACAATCCTGTATTAAATTATCATATTTTAACGATAATATATTATAGTTTTCTTTAGTTACATTGCCGTCACACGCTTCTATTTCTTGAGATAACAACATAAATTGCTGTGATAATTTTTTAAATATTTCAAATTTTTCACTCGCTTTAATACTATTTGTAAGAGACATAATTAAGACACTTACTGCATTAACAATGATATTAGGTATTTTTATAGAATTTGCATCTTCGCTGATACTATTTATTATACACATAGTAGAACTAGTTAATACAAGAGGTATTGCAAAACAGAATTTTACAAAACTCCAATGCGAAGAGGCTTTTGTACATAGCAGTGTCATTGACTCGCATTTATCTAAAAGTTTTTCCATATTATGCATATTATTTTTTTTAGTTTATCTAATAATATAACATTTTTTTATTTGAATTATTATATTAGAAGATAAAGTATATGGATATAGAGGTGAAAACTAATGATTGGATTCTTCCAAATAGAATAGGTTATAATAAGTTCATATATAATACATTTCATCCATCTAAATATAGCAAAAAGAAATTAGAATCTTCGTGCAATTGCTCAAAAGATGGTTGTGATTTAGATGTATCAAAAGTTTCACTATTTCCGCAGCAGAGAATTATAAAGGATTATATGCAATTTGATAGTCCTTATAGAGGAATTCTTTTATATCACGAATTAGGTTCTGGTAAATCTGCCGCATCAATTGCTGCTGCGGAGGGATATATTAATAGAAAACAAATAGTAATTATGACACCTGCATCATTGGCACAAAATTATGAAAATGAATTGATGAAAATATCTACTATTGGTTTAAATTTAAAGAAATCGTGGACTTGTTTAAAAATAGATAAAGGAAATGTCAATATGATAGAAGATTTGAAAAAATATGCAATTCAAAAACAAATGATAGATAAAACAGGCAGTGTATGGGTTCCCCTCTATAAAGGAGATATAGATGGTGCTGAAATTATAATTAATAATATTAAATACACTGATTTAAGTTCTAATTATAAAGAGGAGATAAATAAAACAATAACACATATAATAAGAAATAGATATAAGTTTATCAATTATAATGGTTTGACAAAAAAATTAATAGATGAATTAGAAAAAAACGGAAACCCTTTTGATAATACTTTTATTATAGTAGACGAGGTTCATAATTTTATAAGTAGAATAGCGAATGGGTCAACATTGGCGATGAGAATATATAATTTTTTAATCAATGCGAAAGATATTAAGATGGTATTATTATCAGGAACTCCTATAATAAATCAACCTTATGAAATATCATTTTTAATAAATTTATTAAGAGGACCTATGGTAACACATAATATACCAATTTTACATGGTACAACTAATAAAAATAACTTAGTTGAAAGAATAAAGGATAGCGAATTATATAGTTATATTGATGAAATATATCAAAATGATAAATATGTAAATGTAATATTGCTGCCACAAAATTATAGAAGAATTGATCATAACTCTTCTCATATTGTTAAAAAACTTTGGGATTATGATGAAGGTTATATTTTAAAGGAATTAACAAATAGAATAAATGCAGAACCTATAATAAAAAAGATAGAAAATAGTGGTAGCAGTAATATAGACCCTAAAAAACCCTATATAATACTAACAAACGGAATAACAGGTTCGCAAAAAACAAAAATGGCGGAAGAAATCATTAATTATTTAAAATTAAATAATAATAACGTAAAAATAATAATAGATGATTTAATACAAAACAATAAGGAATATAAAAAGAGAATCCTTGAAATAATCAAAAAAGTTAATGCAGAATGCAATAATAGAAAGGGTTGTATAGAAGATAAATATAAAAATCCGGATGAAAAATTATTAGATGTTTTTGAAAAGGCATATTTTGATATAAGAAAGGGTGAAAAATGCACAGAAGATTATTCAAACTCCTGTGATAAGTTAAATGATTTAAATTTAGAAAATGCATTAAAAGAAAATAAAAATATTATATTTGAAACACAAGGATTAAATGTACCATCGTGGTTATTATCTCATCCTTATCTTAGAGAAAATTATAATATAATATTGGGATATTCTTTGGCGCCTATAAAAAAAGTAGTTAATGTAATAATTTCAAGAGCGATGGCAAATATTAAAAAATTTGAAAAAGACCCTGTAAAAAATCCTGCCCCTAGATTTCCAAGTGTTAACAAAACAAAGATTAGACAAAATATTGTAAAAATAATGAATACATTAAAAGTTTTGAGAAATAGTTGCATTGATAATATTAGATATTTGGAATGTGGAAAGAAAAAGATAGATAAATTACTTATATATAATAATAATACAGAGTTTAAACTAGATTTAGTATACGATAGTAAAAATAATATTAATGAAGATGAATTTGCAAATATTATTAAAAATATTGTTAGAATAGACGAGGATGAAGAAGGTCTTAAATTATCTTTAAAACATAAAAAAACTACTGATTATGTTTTTCCTATTAAACAAGACGAATTCAATAATATTTTTATAAATAGCAGGGACCCTGAGAATATTAAAGTAATAAATCAAGATTTATTTAAAAGAAGAGTATTAGGAATATTGAGTTATTATAAAACAACTGGATCTGAATTATTTCCACGATTATTGCCTGAAAATATAAGATATATGTATATGACTAAACATCAAATGAAGAAATATGTTGAAGTTAGGAAAAAAGAAATAGATATGGATGAGAGAAAGAAAAAATTCGCTAATAAAGATGGTGCAGACACTAGTTCTGTTTATAGAGCATTTAGTAGATTAGTATGCAATTTTGCATTTCCAGAAGAAATAGTAAGAGAATTTCCTCAAGATATTAGATTATTAAAAAAGAAAGAGTTATCGCTAAATGATGATGATAAAAATAGCGATAATGAAAAAGATACAGATGTAGATATTAATAAGGAGGTCGCAGTAGAATATGAATTAAAATTAAACAATGCTCTAAAAGAATTAAGAAAGGGCAAATATCTAGATATTAAGAATTTGGAAGAAAATTATAGTCCGAAGTTTGCTCAAATGTTAGAAGATATTAATACTTCTCCTGGAAGTGTATTAGTATATTCTCAATTCCGTGTCGTAGAAGGTTTAGGGATATTTAAAGAAGTTTTAAATAGACAGGGATATGTTGAAATAAATATAGTAAAAAATGAAGAATACGGATATATATTTGATGATGTAGATGTATTTAATGAAAAATACGATAATAAGAGATATGTTGTTTTTAATTCAGATCGTGTTAAAACGAGCATATTAATGAATATATTTAATGGAGATTTTGCAGATCTTCCAGAAAATATAAAGAATAGTCTTCCTAATAAAGGAGTGGGAATTGACCAAAGATATGGAGAACTAGTTAAAATTATGATGATTACGCAATCTGGCGCAGAAGGTATTTCTTTGAAAAATGTTAGAAGGGTTTTAATAACAGAATATTTTTGGAACTCTGTTAGAATAGACCAAGTAATAGGAAGAGCGGTTAGAACGTGCAGTCATATGTCTCTACCTGTTGAAGATAGGAACGTTGGTGTATATAAATATATTATGAAATTTACTAAAGAGCAAATATTATCTAATCCAACGATTAGAAAAAAAGATAATGAATTAACAACAGATGAACATATATTAATCAAAGCACAAAAAAAAGAAGGGTTAATAAAGACATTTTTAGATATGTTAAAAGCATCTTCAATAGATTGCATAATACATTCTGAAATAAATAAACCTCTAGAAAATGGTTATAAATGTTATAATTGGCCAATAAATATTAATAATAACAAGTTTTCATACACACAAAATATAGAAGATGATAATAAAATACAATTGTATAAATTGTATGAAAGAACTAATAAAAATAAAGGAAAGGTTGTGTCGCGAGATGGAAAAAAATATGTACTATTAAATGGTAAATTATATGATTATTTTAGTTATAAAAATGCAGGGGTATTATTATCTGTTTAACATATAAATAATAAATTATAGTAAATAAGAAGCGTAAATATTTTGTATAATTATATTAATGAATAATACAATATCTTTAGATATTGATAAAAAATGCATTTGTAGATATAATAATTTCAAATTATGCAATCGTAATATATATGAAACAGAATATTGTAGATATCATAAGAATACGAAAAAAGGTTATATACATAAAATATTTTACAATGTTTTTAAAGATAAAAAAGAAATAAATATAAATGATTTATATGAATTATATAAACATGTTAATTCTATTAATTATTCTTATGTAAAAGAACTTTATATAGAATTGTTGCAAAATATTCCTTACAAAATGATATGTAATATATTAAATAATAGTAATTATAACATATTCCGGAAAAATAATTATAGTAGTAAAATGGAAAAGTACATTATATTATATGAAATTAATAAAAATACTTATGATTTAGAAAATAATAATAAGTATATATCAAGTTTAATAAAAATTCAAAAGAAATTTAAAGATAAGCAAATAATTAAATATGACCCGGCAGATGACACTTATATGAATAATGAAGAATTATTTACAGGAGAGAATATATGTGAAATACCAATTGATAGACTTTTCATATTAAAAAATAGTAGAGGTGAAAAATACATATTTGATGCGATTGAATTAGAATATTTTATTAGAACATGTATAAATAACAAACAGGAACCTTATAATCCTTATACCAGAGATTTATTAGATATTAGTATTATAAATAGTTTAAGAAATTTCATTAAATATCATAATCTTCAAATAAAAGGAAATGAATATAAATGGACTACTAGTATGCAAGCATTTACTGATTTAGCGATAGAAATAGAAAGGAGGGGATTTTATAATAGTCCAGAATGGTTCAAACCATTGACAAATGTAGATTTACTAAAAATAATAAAATATTTTAAATTGTTTTCTAGCAATATCCCAGAAAATGTTACATATTTTAATAATATAACGGAAGAAAATTTAATATATGATTTTTGTAAAGATGCCATTAAAATGTTCAGAGAATGCAATGAAGAATTATATATATTATGTTGTAATTTTATAAAATCTGTGGCGATGTGTTCTAATCATTTTTATGAAAATATGCCCGGTTGGTTAATAGGTAGTCCCCGAGGTTTAAATATAACTACTTCTAATAATATTGCAAATATTCGCATAAATACAAATATTGAAACATTGTTAGGAATGATAAATAGAAATAGTTTAAATGAATTAGAAAATAATTTTTTATTATATTATTATGTAGAACATATTTAAAGTTGACAATGAATAATTATGATATTAAATATACCCCTGATTTTGCATACACTCCTATTAATCCAAATATAGTAATGAATAATATGATTGAAGAAAAACAAAAAAATACATATGATATATATGTAAATAAATTTAAAACTGCTTTTTATGGGTTTTTTTTATTTATTACACTATCTCTTCCTGTAGCATATAAAATTATTGATATGATAGCAAAAATAATATCAAATAATATAGAAATTTATGATTTACATTTAGAAGAACCTACGCCATTGGGCAGAATAGTTATGGGTTTAATATTTTTCATATTAATATTTATACTATAAATTACTTCTTCTTAGTAGTAGTTTTCTTAACAGGAGGTTTAACCGGTTCTGGTTCAGGTTCTGGTTCCGGAACTTCCTCTTCCTCATCTTCCTCCTCTTCTTCGTCTTTATCATCTTCCTCATCTTCTTCCTCCTCATCTTCTTCCTCTTCTTTATTAGTTACTTTTTTGCTATCTACTACAACATTAGAAACTTTCTGAACTGGTTTATTAATTACATCAGTATCTACATCAATATCGTCATCA